TAGCTCCAGGCTGCGAATGTACTCGATATTGTGTAGTGTTGCCCTGCTCACAAGAGCACCATCCACTTCGACAGGGGAAAGAATAGCAACCGGGCTGACTATACCCGACTTACCAATCTGCCACACAACATCGAGTAATTCTGTATGTACACCCTCCTTTCGCTCTTTAAAAGCAAAAGCGCCACGAGGATGGTGAGCTGTATGTCCCAATCGCTTAAAGACTTTTTGATCGTCAGCACGGTACACTTTTCCATCAGTAGGATAAAGTGAAGCGTCGAATGTGGTGACAACATTAAAGCCTAGATTGGCCAACAACCTCATTGCCGTCTTATAGTGAGAGTAGTCGATCTCAGAAGACTGAACGTCATATGCTACAAATGTCAGAGGACGCAGAGCGAACTCTGCAATACTCTTCAATCCAAGCGACCCCGAGGCAACATTTCGGCTGTTGGGAACATCAGAGGGGCAAACGACTTCACCAGTAATAAAAACCTCACCATACGTGGTGATTTCTTCAGGGACTAGCATAGACATTTTGTCGGTAATATCTCGGCCAATATTACCATCACCTCTGGTTAATCCGAGTGCAAGGTGTCCATTTACATATAGTAAAGACACTGCTGCCCCGTCCAACTTGGGAGTAACAATAACATTGCTACCTTCGTCCAAGTAGTTTGGAGCATCATCTAAATCAAAAAATTTCTGCAAAGAGTACATTTTGTGAGCATGAGGAACACCATCAGTAATGGTATGTCCCACACTGCGTAAATTATACTTTGCTATGAGTGCATCATACTCCTCGTCCGAGATTATCGGGTAGCCAGAGTAATATGCAAGATCACACTTTTCAATAAAATTGTTCATACGTTCTCCCACTCAGACATATATTATACTGAAAAATGACAGAAAAGTCAAGAACTATTTTATGTATAGGTTTCGAAGAATGTCCGAGAAGTGTTCTTCAAGTATATCTTTACTCTCGGCGAGCGACAGAATTTCTGTAAGTCCTATAAAGAGTTCCCTGGAATTTTTAAAATCGATTGGCATGGCAACTCCATCCGATGAAGGCCTCCACTCTTCTTCAAAATCAAGGTAATACTTTCTTAGGTGTAGGTATTCTGTACCACGAAAAGAATTCACACTTAATCTGATTTGAACTTCATGTTCTTGATTATAGTGAATTACTCGCTCATACATGGGAGGGGCTTCATGTAGATTCATCTTCGCGTCCCATTCTGTAAAACCGAAGCTAACCCAACAACACTGGTTACATTCTCTGGTTTTAGTAAGCGATAAGAATCAGTATCCCAACAGAATAACAATAAAGTCTCCGGGGATTCTTTTGCCCTATTCTTTTTCTTTTGAATATATGGTGTGGAGAAATCCAGGGTACATACATTATATTTTAACTTACCTGAGTTTTCACTTCGATAAGTAATTATTGCATCACCATACTCATTTACAAGGTCTGCTAATTCCTCTTTTTTCACAAATACTCCTTAGGTAGCAGGTCAGTAAAATTTTTTACTTTGCCGAACTCTAAGGTTGTTTCTGTAAGTAGCAGAAAACCACTCTCCCGAAAGAGAGTGGCTCAACTAAAGTTTTTTAGTTTGAGTTTACGTTACCGATAACTGTAGTAAAGTATTGAGCTGCTTTGCCTGTCAGCTTTGAGATTACATCCTCATCCACTTCTTGGCCTGCATCTGTAATAGCCGCAATCAGTGACTCTTGTGCGGCAGCCTTGGATACTCGACCCCCGCCGCTACCACCACTCGTGCCAGTCTTGCTGCCACCAGAAGCGGGGCTCTTCTTTACATAAACTCCAGCTTTGGTAAGAATCATACGAACACCATTTGGTGACTCTTCAAGCTCCTCTGCGATTGCTTTTACAATCTCCATGGAGGTCTCAGGAGTCGGGTCTTGATCTTCATACATAGATACTGCTTGTGCTTTCTTATCGTCGTCCCACGCCATTCTGCGCTTTCCTCTTTTCTGTTGTTGTAAATAAAATCGATCACCCATTCTTGAAGTTCTCAACGAGAAGGTATGCAGTAAATGCTACCGTCAAGAACAGGAACCAACCTGCTAAAAGTCCCATGTTAAGGTCTCCTTCAATTTCAACTACTATTATAGTTCAATGTAAGGTAAAAGTCAAGAACTATTTTTAAATACGTGATAGATCAACCCCATATTCTTCCAAATGAGTGAGTTTCCCCAAATCATATGCAAGTTCTGTTGCCGTAAATCCGGCGCCCATTGCGGTAGTCCAACGATCACTGTAGTCATCGTCTATCTTTTCAATTACCCAGATATTGAAAGCCTTACATCCATACTTCTTTTCATAATTCACATCAATAATTCCAGGTTTCTCCGCCTGATAATCTATTGATAACTCGTTTTTAATTATGGCGGGCCCGTGATACCGTGCCGACCATACTATCTCTCCTTCAACAAAATCTTCTGCAATGCACTCGTCTGGGAGATAGTCACATTTTCCTTCGTGTTTTTGGGGAACTCCTGTACGTTCGATAATGGCTTTGACAAATCCTGAGGATCTGTACAACCCCGCTGCGATTTCTGAGATCGTATCGCCGGATAAGAATCTAGTAACCGCATCAGCCACTTCGTCTTTGGTGGCCGATTTACCTTTGTTTTGTGACTTCCTTTTTTCGCGATACGCTTTCGTTTCTTCAAACTCATCAATTATTCTCTGTAGCCTGGCTGTATTGTATGCTATATTCAGGATACCACAGGCTTCCTTCTTTGAGATTGGGGAAGTACCACTCAGTAGACCTATCACTTTCTGTATATTGGTGTCGGATAAGTTCTCGTGATCTTTCTTCTTGATTCGTCTTGACACTCTCTGTCTCCTGTTCTACCATTGATTATGCCTCTGATCTTTTTGCTGTCGCACATTTATATAATACTGTGCTTTATCTTTGCTCTGAAACTTTCCTACGGTAGCTATTTCACCATTCTTTCTTTTTTCGGTTACTCTATAAATAGTTTTATTCCCGTAGTGTACCTCTACAATTTTTAATTCTCCTATCATTTATTTCCTCGTGATCCTTGTCTCGTAATCTGCGAGAGAATCATCCCACCATGCGGGGGCAGATCGCCCAGTCCAACTGGCGAAAGTAGCCTTATCGAGATGATAATAGTCACGATAAGACTGTATAGGATTGTCATAGTCTTTGAGCACGTCTGGCATTGCCAATCCGAAAGTGGTAAATCCAACTCTTTCCATTTTGACAATGTCGGGCAGTTCGTTGATAACTGTAACTGATTTGTGCTGCTTGCCATACCTATAGCGATACTCCTCTCCTAACGCGTTGCCATAGCAGTGTGTCCACTCATAATTATCCAATGAACTACGTGCCCAGATAGTACAAGGATGATTGTACATCATAGGCAGGTATGGAGTAAGTGGTCTGCTTTCAGGCGGTAAATGTTTAATCTCCTTTTTCAAGGAGTTCAGATAGTCGGACTCTGATTTATTCAAAGCCCGGGGTACAAACCCCAAATGCACATCTACCCAAATAGCAGTACAGCATATCTGGGCAACTTCCAATGGCATTTTTACAATATGTTTGTCGACATGGTACTCGGCACACTTGTCCAAGTCCTCGTCAAGGTAAAAAAGATTCATACTACCTCCAGCTAATGTATATTATACACTAACTAGTAATAAAAGTCAAGAGATATTTTCAAGTCGTGTCATCAATCTTTCAGCGCGATTAGTTACCTGGCGGTACCATTTTGAGTCTCGGCCCTCTTCTGCCGCCTGTTTCCAGTTATGCTGGGATAAATGAAATCGCATCTGTCGAAACTTCTCAAGTCTTGTGGCACCTAGATTGAATGCCATGTTGACCATTATGAGTTGGACTTCTTCCGGCCAGTTGTGCCACTGCCCGTAAAGTCTCTCGCAGTCCTCAATGGCACACTGAATGTCTCGATCGAAGAGCTCTCGACTTCTCTCAGCCGTAATGGCTGTCCCGGGAGGCTTTCCAAACTCTTCATCTTCTGCTGTGACCAAGTGTCCGATACCAATAGTAGGGTATCCCAAGTGGTCGAGATAGACTTCAAGAACTTCGCCTTCATCTGCTTTAATTTCCTCATATAATCTTTCACGATCCATGTTTACTCCTGTAGTCTGTGATTGCCGCTTTGATCGCATCCTCTGCAAGTACACTGCAGTGAATCTTCACAGGCGGGAGTGATAGTTCTTGAGCAATTTGGACATTGCTGATTTCTCCCGCTTCGTCAAGGGACTTTCCTCGAACCCATTCTGTGAGAAGTGATGAAGAAGCAATAGCACTGCCGCATCCGTAAGTTTTGAATTTAGCATCTTCAATAATTCCGTCGGTCGATACTCGGATTTGAAGTTGCATGACGTCTCCACATGCTGGAGCACCTGTGAGGCCCGTTCCGACATCTGGAGCATCTTTGTCAAGCTTTCCGACATTTCTGGGATTTTCATAATGATCTATTACCTTATCTGAGTACATATAGTGTCACTCGCTTTAGTTCTCCATACATTGGGTAGAAGTCCGTGTACAAATAGTATAAATGCTACTTTCCAGGCTCCTAACAAATGTTCAAAGTACCCTTTACCTGTTTCGTTTAGATGATCCATCTGTTTTATCTCCATACCAAGCTCCTATTGTAAGCACCACTATAGAAGTAAAGAAAAACACTAAAAATAGTATTGGTTCATTTTCCATTACTCGGGGCATACTTTAAAACTAAAGTATAAAGTTATACCTAGTACTACTGGGGTTACACTAAATGCACAAATTAAAAGAAATACATCCATTACCATACCTCGCATTTTTGTAGATGTGGAGCGTTTTCGTGTATAACATTACACTTTTGTTGCGGCATATTACAAGTAGACAGCAGTAATACTGATACTATAAATGCCGTTATTAATAATGCCTGCTCTGTGGGAAATCTCATAGTGAAAACAGCCTGGGCCGTAACCCAGGCTACCTTTTATATTAGTGGTGCTAGCGCTACTGTTATAATTGATAGTGCCCACATACAAAGTAAGCACTCGCCGCAACACTCAGTTCGTGATGTAAACATATTTTTCCTTATGAAATGGCAACCTTAATTGGCTGCAATTCATTAGGGATTTCTTCATGTAGATCTATACAAAGCAGTCCACGCTCCATGTAAGCCTTGTCTAGCTTTACGTGCTCACTCACACCAAATGTTCGTGAAAAACACTTACCACTCAGTCCTTTATACACGTAAGTTTCGTCGCTAGACTCTACCTGCTTTACGTTTCCACTCACCGTGAGCAGCCCTTTGTGAAGGCTAATCTCAAGGTCATCTTTATTCCAGCCAGGCACAGCCAATTCGACTCGAAAGCCGGTCTTGCCTACACGTAGAATATTGAATCGAGGATACCCGCCATCGAGTGTGGGGGCGAAAACGCTGGTGTCGTGAAACATTCGGTCAAATCCTAACATAAATTTATGCAGGTCTGCCATAGCTAATTGCTTAGTCATAAAGTTCTCCTTTTATGAATTGCGTCCTTTCGGTACGCTTGGGCTCTTTCGATGCCCGGTTTAGGTAGGGGGCCGTAGCCCCCGTTATTTAGGAAGAGCAAACTCCTCCTTCTTCTGATGCGTCGAAGGTTTTATCTCCGCATCCATACTTTCCATCATTATCAGTGTCACAAGCACGTTGCCATAGAATCATGTCAAACGTAAGTCCTTCGCCCCAAGGAACGTAAGCCTTACACCATTCATGAGACCCAGGCTGAAACGGATCTTGTGGTTCTGGTACGTAGTCTCTAGATGTCCAAGGATCTTGAGCAGTAAAGAATGTATCCTCATTGTTCATGATCTTCCTTTTAAAGAGAGTACCCTTGCTGATAAAAATTTCTTCGCCTTCCGTGAGCGTGTATGTCGATCCATCATCGTAGTTAATAACGGTTTCTGCACTGATTCCGGCTGCAAAGCCGAAAAGTGCTAACCCCGCTAGTAGTTTCTTCATTCATCCTCCACTTCGATGTAACCTTGGTCAATAAAATATTGAACCGCTCCTTCTATGCCTTGTTGTTTTCCAAGATGCCAACTGTGCAAGCCGCATCCGCAAAGGCATAGTATAAAAATTACTAAATCAATAGACAAACCTACTACTCCGATTAAAACTTAGTTTATTGGTTAAACTTTTCACACGGGACTATTGTATCAAAAATCAACATCAAAGTCAAGAAAAATTTTTTGATGTGTGGCAAACAACGTTAAAAATAATACTTGACTTTCAAACTTGCATCGCTTATAATATGCAGTATGAAAAAATATGAGAAGCAACCGTGGACAAGCGATGAGCGACATGTTCTTCGTGATTATTATTACGTGCTCAGCATGGAACAACTGTTAGATGTTCTACCTGGGCGAAGTCCGAATGCGATTCGTAAACAGGTTGCGTACTTAAAAAAGCGAGGCTGGTATTTCAAGAAAGAAGAAATGCAGATAGGCTCAGGCTACCTATAAATGTATGAGAGTTAAAGTAAGAAACAATAACGTAGAACGAGCAATTCGTGTATTTAAAAAGAAATCAAGTGAAATTATATTTGAATATCGAAATCGAGAGTATTATGAAAAACCCTCTATAGCGCGGCACAAAGCAAAGCAAGCTGCAAAGAAGAGGGAACAAAAGAGGCGAAAAGATAATGAGCTCAAACGGGACAAATTTTGAATTAGTAGGCGACTTCATGGAAGCCTTCGGCCAGGATGTTCTTGTAGAACCGACTTGGCCCGACAGGGCGGTAACTGATCTTCGTGTGGAATTGATCGCAGAAGAACTAGAGGAACTCGAAGTTGCTATCGACAATGACGATATGGTAGAAGTTGCGGACGCACTTACCGATCTACTCTACGTTGTGTACGGAGCCGGACATGCATTTGGTTTAGACTTGGATGCTTGCTTCGAAGAAGTACATGAAAGCAACATGAGTAAGATTGGCCCAGAAGGCCCGATATACCGAGAAGATGGAAAGGTACTTAAGAGCGAGAACTTCTTTGCTCCAGACTTGAAGAGTGTCTTAAA